CGGTGGGTGGATCAGGTGCGGGTGGAGGCGATGACGCGGGTGGATGAGGCGTTGCCCGCGGAGGATGGGTGGACGGCGTATGACCAGGTTCAGTGGTAGGTGTTGCACGCACGTATAACGTCGTGCATACTGGGGACATGACCACGACCCACCTTGTCCAGTTCTCCACAGGCGCGTCCAGCGCAGAAGTCGCGTGGCGTGTCGTCCACGACATCGCAGCCCCTGGTGACGACGTCGTACTGCTCGCAGCCGACACGCTCGTAGAAGACGAAGACAACTGGCGCTTCGGGTACGAAGTCGCTGGCCGTCTGGGCCTGCAGATCACGCGGCTCGCGGACGGTCGCACCCCCATGCAGGTCGGGCGGGACAAGCGGGTCGTCCCGAACAACCGGTTCGCGGTGTGCTCCCGCATCCTGAAGCGTGAACTGCTGCGGAAGTGGATGGACGAGAACCACGACCCGGCGACGTCGGTCGTGTACCTGGGGTTCGGGTGGGACGAGCAGTTCCGCATGGACAAGTCCCGACCCCACTGGGATCCCTGGACGATCGCGGCACCGTTGCTAGCACCGCCGTTCCTGACACACGGGGACATGTTGCAGGGTTGGCGGGACCGCGGCATTGAACCTCCCCGGCTGTACGCGCAGGGCTTCGGGCACGCGAACTGTGGCGGTGCCTGCGTCCGTGGCGGTCAGGGTCAGTGGGAAGTGCTGCTGCGGGTTAACCGTGACCGCTTCATGGAGTGGGAGGGCGAGGAACAGCAGACGCGGGACATGCTGGGGAAGGACGTCACGATCCTGCGGGACCGTTCTAATGGGACGTCGACTCCCCTGACGTTGCGCCGGTTCCGTGAGCGGCTGGACTCTCAGCCGGGTCTGTTCGACGACAGCGACTGGGGTAGTGCTTGTGGTTGCACCGATGAACTGTGACTAGGTGTTGCACGCGCGTACAACACCGTGCTACTTTCAGGACATGGACACGACGCAGACCACCGCCCGCTCCCTCCCCACCGTCGTCACCTGGGACGAGACCATCGAACTGGGCACCGCTGAGTTCACTGCCCGACGCACCACGGGACGTCGTGAGTTCCACGTCCAGGTCATCACCGACGTGGACGGCCCCGTGGACCTGGGCCTGTGGGACGCGGAACGCGTCGTGGAACGCAGCAGCAACTGACCCACCCGGGCGGGGACCAACCGGTCCCCGCCACCCCCTCAGACACAGGAGACACCCCGTGAAGATCACCGTCACCATCGACACCGACCACCCGCTTGCACCCACCGAAGACAGCGACACCGTCAGCTACGGCGTGTCCCACTTGCAGGTCCAGCGCGCTATCGAGGGCGCGATCGTTCACATGAAGGTGCTGGGATCCACGGGTGCGTCGTACAGCTACGAGGGCAGCATCGGGACCGGCTCGTACATCACTGCGGAGGTGTCGCGATGAACGTCGAAGACCTCACCGGCAGGGACCTCGTCGTCTGCATGGCAGGCGCACTAGACGTCGCGATCGACGCCTACCCCGAGCTGGTCATCCCCGACACCGACGCCGCCAGCGGTGAGTTCGTCTTCCGCACCCGCGTCGTTCAGGTCCAGGAAGACCCCCGTGTCACGGACGGACTGGCTACAGTCGACATCGAACTGACCGATGGTGAAGGTGTCGGGCGGGTCTTCCGCCTCACCATCACCGCTGCCGAACTGAGGACCCCGTGAACCGTCGACTTGCCGCCCTAGTCCTGTCCGCTGCCGCGTTGACGGCGTGCGGGTCCGGGACCGTCACCCCCGTCCCCACTGCCACGTCCGCGATGTCCGCTCCGGAGGCACCCCGTGTTCAGCACGACGCAGACCGTGTCGCTGTCCTTCCCCCTGTCGTCAGTGGACCCGCGCCTGCTGTCGCTGCTGTGGGGGATGACGCCCGCCCGCGCAGTGTCACTCGTCGCAGCGTCAGCGCACCGCAGACGCCTACACCCGTCCAGGTCACACGCAAGCCGCGTCCCGTCCGCACTCCCCCCACGGTCGCTGCAGACGTCCCGGCACTGGTGACCCCCGTACCGGTCGTCACCCGCAGCCCGCGTCCGCTGGCTGACCCGCCCGTGGTCGACGCACCCACAGGGTCGTCCACCGCGCAGTCCACCCCGGACGTCCCGACCGTCGTCATCAGCGCAGCCCCGGTCGTCCCCCGCAGTGACCGTCCCGTCGCCGACCCGCCGATCGTGGTGGGCGACACGCAGCCCGCCGCGGATGCGCTCGCGACGGACGACACCCCCTGACTTGCTGGTAGCGGGTCAACGTCATCCCCGCGCACGGTTTCGTGGGACGTGCGCGTACGGACCGAAGGTGGACCAGCGGTACCGGACTCCCCCCTGATCTGACGGTGGCAGCCGTCGAGTCAGGGATCCGGCAACGTCCGCGATGGTCGGGACTCCAACGACCTGCCCACCTGCCCGCACCAGCCACCAGCTCGAATCAGCCCGACCGGTATCCTGTACCGGTCGGGCTGTTCGTCGTTGGAGGGTGGATCTGTGGCACAGGTGATCAGCGGTGCGCAGGGCTACGTCACCGACGTGGGCATGTCCGGGATCTACGACTCGTACGCCGCGAACGTCTACGAGCACGTCCCCGCGCTGCAGTACCCCCAGTCGATCCCCCTGCTCCGCCGCATGGCGACGGACGACCAGATCAAGGGCATCCTCGCGGCATACACCCTGCCGATCCGCCGCGCGCAGTGGGCCGTGGACCCCGCGGGCTGCCGCTCTGAGGTCGTGCAGCTCGTCGCGGACGACCTGGACTTGATGGTCGTCGGCAAGGACAAGGTGGGCTCCGCGCGCCGTCGTGGCGTGTCGTGGGCTGAGCACATCCGGGTGGCGCTCGAATCGCTGGTGTACGGACACTTCGTGTTCGAGCCGGTGTACGAACTGCGTGACGGCCTCGCGCGCTTGATCGAACTTGCGGAGCGACTGCCCCAGACCATCGAGGGGTTCCGCGTTGACCAGCACGGGAAGCTGATCCGCATCGACCAGAAGCCCATCGCGGGTGTCGACCCGATCAAGCTGCCCCCGGAGCGGTTCCAGCTCTACACCCACGACCGTGTCGGCGCGCAGTTCTGGGGCGAGTCCCTGCTCCGCGGCGCGTACAAGCCGTGGCTGCTGAAGGACGAGATGCTGCGCGTCAACGCGACGTCTCACCGCCGCTACGGCGTGGGCGTGACCGTCGTGAAGGCACCCCCGAACGCGCAGCCCAACCAGATCCGTGAAGCGTCGGCGCTCGCGTCCCAGTACCGCGGGACGGAAACAGGCGGCATCGGCCTGCCCAACGGGTTCGAGGCAGCCGTCCAGGGGATCACCGGCAACGTCCCGGACACGTTGGAGTTCATTCGGTACCTCGACCAGCAGATGTCCCGGTCGACGCTGACGGGCCTGCTGGACCTGGGGTCGACCCCGAACGGATCCCGCGCGTTGGGAGACACGTTCCTCGACCTGCTGATGTTCACGCTGCAGGCGATCGCGGACACCATCGCGGCGCAGCTCACCAGCCAGACGGTCACGAACCTCGTCACCCTGAACTTCGGGGAGGACGAGGCCGTCCCGCGGATCGTGTGCGGCGGGATCGGCGCGGAGCACGCCGTCACTGCTGAGTCCTTGAACCTGCTGCTGACGTCCGGCGCACTGTCCACTGACCCTGCGTTGGAGGCGTACGTGCGTCGGGAGTGGAAGCTTCCCGAACGTGACCCTGACGCGCCGCCGTTGACGCCTACGGACGCCGCGAAGGTCCTGCAGAACGAGGCACCCGTCCCGGTGCCACCGTCGTCTACGGGGACCGCTCAGCCCACCACCGTCCCGACTGGTGACCCGGTCGCTGCGAGCCGCCGCCCTTTCGAGGTGTCCGCCGCGACGGGTGACGTCGTCTTGCGGCGGGGACTGACGGAGGTCGAAGCAGCGTCGGGGACGGACTTCGTGGAGGTTCAGGAACAGTGGCTGCAGGCGCTGGACCAGCTCACCGACGCGTGGGGGGACGTCACGTTCCAGCAGCGTGCCGCGATCCTCGCGCAGATCCGCGCGGCTGTAGAAGCCGGGGACCTGTCCGCGTTGGCTGCAATCACGGCACCTACTGCTCAGGCGGTGACGCTGCTCATGGACTACATGCGTGCGCTGGGTGCTGACGCTGCTGAAGCAGTCGTCCGGGAAGCGACGTCGCAGGGTGTGAAGACGGCAGTCGGGGTACTGGATGACGTCCGCATTGAGGGTGCCGCGAAGGCTGTCGCGGGGTTCCTCGCGTCGGGTCTCGCGACGTCTGCGGGCCGATCCGCGATGCTCGTCTGGAATGACGGTGCGTCTCCGAAGGATGTCGAGAAGTCCGTGGGTGATGCCCTCGATGAGTTGACGGACGCGTCGCTGCGCGATGGGTTGGGTGGTGCCCTGTCGGTGGCGCAGAACGAGGGACGCGCCGCGACGTTGAAGGTGGCACCGAAGGCGCGGTACTACTCGTCGGAGGTGCTGGACGCGAACACCTGCCAGCCGTGCCGCGACGTGGACGGGATGGAGTTCGACTCTCTCGACGAGGGGCAGGCGGCGTACGCGTCGGGCGGGTTCAGGGACTGTAAGGGTGGTCTGCGCTGCCGGGGGATCATCGTGACTCGTTGGGAAGGGGTGTGACCGTGGCTGACATCGTGCTTGCGTCGGTGCCTGGTGTGGAGCTGATGCGGACTGGGCGGTTCGCGATCAGCACGGGGACGTTCGACTTCATCCCCGACGATCTGCGTGCGGCGGTCGCGTCGCAGGACTGCCCTGCGGTGCGGAACCCGGTCTTGAAGCTGGGTCACGTTGACCCCCGGTTCGACGGTGAACCCGCGGTCGGGTACGTCGCGAACCTGCGGCTGGAAGGTGACGGGGTGAAGCTCGTTGGCGACTTCCAGGGCATGCCGGGGTGGCTGGGGAACGGGGTGCTCGCGTCCGCGTACCCGGACCGCAGCATCGAAGGCAGGTACGACTTCGTCTGCCAGAAGGGGCACACCCACCCGTTCGTCATCGAGGCCGTCGCATTCCTGGGGGTCACGGCACCTGGAATCGGGACGCTCGAATCCCTGCAGGACGTGCAGGCGCTGTACGCGGGTGCACCTGTCGCTGCAGCAGTAGGAAATGGGGTGCCTGTTAGTCTTCACACGTCAAGTCCGGGTGAGGGGGTTGTCTCTGTGGATGCCGCGAAGGTCTCCGTGTCTGCTGCCGTGTCTGCTGAGGATGTCCGACGCGCGTTTAACGCGAAGTTGGACGCGGCGGACGACTGGGACCGGTACATCGAGGAAGTGCAGCTCGACCCCCCGCAGTTGATCGTCGTCAACGACCGTGACGGTTCCCGCACGCGGGTTCCGCTGGCTATCGGCGCGGACGACACCATCGAGTTCGGTGAACCCGTCACGGTGCGGATCCAGTACGCGGACGTCGCAGTCGCTGCGTCGTCGTCGCGTCCGCAGTCGGTGACGTTCACCCGGGACGAGGCACGCACGGGGCGGGTGGCGAAGGCGGCACCGACCGCTGACCCCGCCAACGTTGTTGTGCCGCAGCCCATCACAGACGCCGGTCACGAGGCCGGGGAACCCACACAGGAAGGTAGCGCAATGGCTGACAGCCTGCGTGACGCCCTCGTCGCGAAGCTGGGTCTCCCGGCTGACGTGACGGACGAGGCACTGAACGAGGCGGTGGAGGGCATGAACCTTGCGCCTGCCGCTGATGAGGAGAACCCCGCACCTGCGGCTCTCCCGGAGGGCACCGTTGCTGTCGACCAGACGCGCATGGACGCTCTCGTCGCTGCCGCTGCGACGGTCGAGGCGTTCAAGGAGGAACGGCGCGTGGAGCGTCGCGACTCGATCGTGTCCGCCGCCGTCAAGGACGGGAAGATCCCCCCGGCCCGCCGCGCGCACTACGAGTCCCTGTACGACCGGGACCCGGAAGGCACCGCGGAGTTCCTGCAGAACACCCCCGCGGGTCTCGTCCCGTACGCCGCTGCCGGGTATGCCGGTACCGCGGAACCCATCACCGACGAGGACAAGGCGCTGGACGCCGAACTCGTCTCCATCCTCGGCGGGAAGTGATCCGACATGGCTGAGTACCTTCCCCTGTTCCAGGGGCAGCGCGTGACGATCCCCGTCACTGGCACCGTCACTGGCGGTCAGCTCGTGACGTGGGCTGGGGCGGTCGCTGGCGCTACCTCCGGTGCGGTCGCTGGTGTCGCGTCGTTCGACGCGGTGGCCGGTGACAACCTCACCGTGTGCTTCGGTGGGGTGCAGCGCATCACCGCCGCCGCGAACATCGCGATCGGTGGACCCGTGAAGTCCGCTGCGAACGGGCAGGTGACCCCCTGGGTCCCCGGCACCGACACTGCCGAGTCTCTGATCGGCACCGCTACCGCGGCCACCACTTCTGGTGCGCTCGCCCCGATCCGCTTCAAGATCTGAGAGGGGCGCAGACATGCCCAGTGTGTACCCGGACCCGTCGCCCACGCTGAACGGGAACGTCCTGTCCATCAACCGTCTCGTCAACGACCCGCCCCGCACTGCGCGTGCGCTGCGGACGCTGGCGCAGCAGCGGCTGGTTTCCCCGTTCCTGTTCCCGAACATGATCGACGTGACCGGCAGCGGTTCGCTGGTGTACGAGGTCGGAGAGGGGATCTACGCGGAGGATCAGGCGAAGATCGTCGCGCCTCTCGCGGACTACCCGTACACGAAGACCGTCCCCGGCACTGCCGCGATCACGAAGCTCGTGAAGCAGGGCGAGCGGACCCAGATCGCGGACGAGACGATCATGACGTCCCGTCTGAACGTCGTCGACCGCAACACCACGAAGATGACGAACACCGTCTTCAACCAGTACGACGGCATCTGCCTGTCGCTCGCGGCCTCTGCTGTGACCGCCACGCAGAACGCCGCCGCCACCTGGGGTACTGCCGGTGCGCAGCCGTTCGCTGACGTCATGTACGCGAAGGCGAAGGTCGACGAACTGAACGTGGGGTTCAGCATCGACACGATCTTCCTCAGCCCGACGAAGTGGGCTCAGGCGATCGTTTCCATGCAGCAGGCTGCGCAGCTCCCCCGCGATGCGCAGAACAACCCGATCTTGACGGGTCAGCTCGCGGAGTTCGGTGGGGTCCGGTTCGTCCAGACCACCAACCTTCCCGGGGGCACGTCCGGTCTGATGGTCGACTCGAAGCAGTTCGGCGGGCAGATCTACGCGAACCTGGGCGGCGACTGGTCCGGTGACCCGAAGGACCTGCAGTTCCAGGCGGAGCGTCTGCGCCGGAACGACGGCTGGGACCTGGGGATCCGCTTCACGAAGCTCCCCGTCGTGTTCGAGCCTGCCGCCTCGATCAAGCTGACCGGCATCTGAGAAGGGATCGGATCATGGCGAAGTCCTACCGGGGGAAGGCTCCCCTTTCGCTCGTCCTCGTCGGCGACGCAGGGACGGAAGCGTCGAAGTACGTCCAGGTGTACCGCGGTGCTCCGCTCCCGGACGGCGTGTCCGCGGACGAGCTGAAGCGCCTGGAAGACGGCGGTTTCATCGAAGGCGGCGACATCGTGGCTGGGTTGCAGGCTGACCCGGTCGTGACGTCCCGCAAGGCGTGACGTGTTCGCTCGTCACGGCGTGCTGACTGCGGGGACTGTCACTGAGGTGGTGGTCCCCGCGTCGGCTGCACCGATGCGTCCGCGCATCGCTCGACTTGAAGTCGTGAACCGGAACGCCGCTGGTGAGCTGTGGTTCACCACAGACGGTAGTGACCCGACCGTGCAGGGCGACAACGTCAACGTCATCCCCGCGGTCATGGGGTCCTACGTCATCGACGGGTGGTCCGGTCGGGACTTCTCGATCCGGCTGATGTCTGCGGTGGCGGTCGCGTGGTCTGTGCAGGTGGGGTGACATGCCCACGCGCCCGTTCGGCACTCCGAAGCTACCTCCGGTCTCACCGGCCACCGACCTGACTCTGGCTCCGTTGCGGGTCACCACGGACGCCACGACCGGACTCGGCGGGGTGACGTTCCCGTCGAACGTCGACCCACTGTCTGTGCAGGTGACGGCTGTCGACGCGACGTCGTCTCAGGCCGTCGTCGCGCAGGTCGTGTCCGTTTCCGGAGCGACCGTCAACGTCCGCACGTTCCGCGCATCAACCTTGTTCGCGGCTGGCGCTGCAACCGTCAACGTGACCGCCAGGAAGGCAGCTCAGTGACTGTCCCCGTCCCGGAGGTCCCGCTGGACCCGTGGCTGCCGACGCTCGCGCAGATCGGCGCGTACGTCCCCGCGTACACCGTCGAAGTCGGTCCCGGCAACGACGTCTACACGGGCACGTTCAGCGTGAACACCACCCCGACTCAGGCGCAGGTCGAGTCGATGCGTGGTGACGCCTTGCAGTGGCTGCTGGCATCGACTGGGGCGCTCGTGGAAGCGTCGAATGATGCAGCGAAGACGGTCGTCGCGATCCGTACTGCGGGCATGATCGCGTTGACGACGACACCGACGCAGGACGGCGCGTCGGCTACCGCGTTGCTGGCGCAGGCAGATGCGATGCTGGCTGCGTTGGTGAGCACGAACGACGCCGCGGGGGGCGCATCCCCCGAAGGTTCCAGCGGGGTTCCCGTGTGGAACATCGAACCGTTCGACGAACGGGCGTACCGGTACTTCAACGGAAGGAACCTCTCTGATGTCCGACGCTACTGACACTGCCCCCGCGTACTACGTGGCGAAGCAGAACCTGAAGATCAACGGCGTCAACGCGTTCAGCGTCGGTGACGACATCCCCGCGTCGACTGTCGAGGCGCAGGGCTGGCACGACGCTGTGGAGCGTGCGGAGACGAAGGCCGGGAAGCCGACCGCTGCAGCACAGAAGATCCGCGAGGACGCCGCAGCTCCGTCTGAATACCCGGCTCAGCCCGGTCTCTGATGGACCTGCAGTTCCCGGGCGGACGACTCCGTTTCAACGATGCCGCCTTGGACACGCTGCAACTGTCACCGCAAGGCGCAACCGCCCGCATGGTCCAGGCCTCATGCGAGCGGATCGTCCAGGAAGCGAAACGTCTCGCCCCGGTTAGTCCGGACGGATCGAATGGTCGACCGTCCGGGTACCTGCGGTCACACATCGGATACCGGCTGGAACGCGACGGTGACGTCATCGTCGGGATCATCGAGTCGACTGCGACGACCCCAACTGGTGCTCCGTACCCCCTGTTTCAGGAAGTCGGATGGACCACCCGGTCCGGCAAGCGGGGGAAGCACACTCCATACCTCCGTCCAGCAATGGAGCGGGAACGTCAGAGGGGGTTCCGTGGCTAACGTCAAGGCGACGTCGTGGGTCGATGCTGAGGCGTGTCTCGTGGAGTGGGCGAACTCCCGGACGGGTGACCTCGTCGGCTCGGGTAATCCGCTGCCTGCTGGGTTTCGGTACACGCAGCCGGACAGTCGCAGGCAAGGGCAGCACCGCGGCGCATACGGCCTGGTCAGCATCATCGGCGGTGAGGGTTCGTTCCTCGCTGAGGGCGGCATGATGCGTGCCAGGTTGTCCGTCGCGTTCGTCGGCGACAAGCGCGAGACCGTTGCGCGCGCTGCGTTCATGTACTGCAACCTGCTGGAACAGTTCACACCTGCAGGCGGCGTCCTCGTCCTCGACGGGACCGTCCGGATCGCGTTCGCGGACAACATCAGCGGACCCCTGTTCACGACCTACGAAGACCAAACGCAGTATCTCGTAGACTGCGACCTGTACTTGCAAGTCATCCACCCCTGACGCGTAGCGTGTCAGGACCCGCAGCGGGACACCCGGAGGTTTCGTCATGGCGTACACGCCGACCGCTACACCGCTTCTCGCCACTGACCCTGGTGTCCTGTTCTGGACCACGCTGGGCTCCCCCATCCCCACGATGACCGCAGCCGGTGGCGTCTTCACCGACACCTGGTCGTCCGAGTGGATCGCGCTGGGTGCGACCGTCGAGGGCTCCACGTTCAACTTCCAGACGTCGTTCGACACGATCACCGTCGCGGAACTGCTGGACCCCGTGAAGTACGTCGAGACCGGACGCACCGGGTCGTTCGCGTTCGCGTTGGAGTCGATCACCGCCGCGAACCTGAAGCGTGCCTTGAACGGCGGCACCATCGTGAAGACCGGTACCGGTGACACGACCGTCGCGAAGTACACCCCCCCGAAGTCGGGTCAGTCGACCCGCTGCATGATCGGCTGGGAGTCGCAGGACTCCACTGAACGCCTGATCGCGTACCAGTGCGTCAACACGGGGCAGGTCTCCATCCGCCGCGGGAAGGGCACCGCGAACGCGACCCTGCCGATCGAGTACGGCCTGGAACTGCCCCAGTCCGGCGACCCGTTCGGGTACTGGACCGCTGGCGCTGCTCGGGCCGGTGTCTGATGACCGCTGAGTCTGGTCTGTTCGTCGACCCCGACGAAGCCGCTGAGGGCCTGTTCTCTGAGCCTGACGAGGTCGAGGACGACGGTCACCTCCGCCTGACGATGGTCGTCGGTGACGACGAGCACGCGTTCCGGCTGGCTGACCGCGTCGGGATCATGCCGCTGATGCAGTTCGCGCGTGTCGCCCGCCGCGGTGCCCGCGCGAACGACATGGACGCGATGGACGCGATGCTGTCGTTCATCGAGCAGGCGATCCACCCGGACGACTGGGACGAGTTCGTGGACTTCACGAACCACACCCGGGCCGACACGGAGGAACTGCTGTCGTTCGTGCGGGAGGCGATCAGCGTCATCAGCGCCCGCCCTACGCAGCCGCGTTCATCCTCGCGGGGTGGATCGCGGACAACGGTCGCGAGTTCGCAGGACGTCTCGTCCTCCACGGTGTCCTTGCCGGGTGGGAAGAAGCCTGGTCCGATCATGCAGGACCCGCGCGTGTTGGAGTTCAAACCGCTCGCGGTGGCCGTCTGACGGACCTTCATGCCGCGTCCGTCCTGGACATGGCGTGGGTCTTCCTGTTGGAGGATGCCCGCGGGTGGGATCGTGCCCGCCTGTCGGGCATCCTCGCGGCGGCACCGCACATCGAGAAGAACGCGCTGAAGGACATCCTGTCCGGCACTCGTGAGGACGAGCTGCGGGAACTGATGGATCCCCCAACGCCTGACGAAGTCAAGGCGTACGAACGGCTAGAGGACTTCCTGAAGGGGTGACCTGATGTCTGGTGGCGGCACTCCGCTCGCGACTGCGTTCGTGGAGGTCCGGGCGGACGCTTCTCGCATCCCGCAGGACGTCCGGGACGGGATGCGGGGGCTAGGTCAGGAAGGACGCCGCGCCGGTCAGGACCTGGGCGGCGGAATCCGTCAGGGTGCCGCGCCCGGGACGCGTGGACTGTCTGACGACATTCAGGGTGCCGCTGAGCGTGGCGCGACTGAGGGTGGTCGACGCGGCGGGTCCGGGTTCGCGCTGCGGTTCCGGCAGAACGTCGGGTCGAACATGTCGGGGTTCGGGGCCGCGTTCACGGGTCTGTTGCCGGTCGCTGGTGTCGCTGCGGTCGGTGCAGTCATGGGCGCGCAGCTCGTCGCAGCGTTCGGGAAGGCAGTCGACCTTGACGTGGTGAACTCGCGTCTCGCGGCGCAGCTGGACATCAGCAAGGACGAAGCGGGCAAGTACGGGAAGCTCGCCGGGGACCTGTACAAGCAGAACTACGGGGACTCGATCGAGGGTTTGCAGGACACCGTGTCGACGGTGATGCGGAACATGGCGGGCCAGTTCTCGGGTTCCGCTGATCCTGCACTGCAGCAGACGATCAAGTACGCGGAAGACCTGTCGTCCACGTTCGACATTGACGTGAACGAGTCGACGCGCGCTGCGGCGCAGTTGATGAAGGGTGGACTGGCGGGGTCTGCGTCGGAAGCATTCGACATCATCACTGCCGGGTTCCAGAAGATCCCCAATGCGAGTGAGGACCTGCTCGACACGTTCAACGAGTACGGCGTCCAGTTCGAGAAGCTGGGTCTGTCGGGTCAGGACGCGGTGGGGCTCATCTCGCAGGCGATGCAGGGTGGTGCCCGGAACACGGACCTGGCTGCGGACGCACTGAAAGAGTTCAGCATCCGTGCGATCGATGGGTCCTCGACGTCGGCCACTGCATACCAGGCAATCGGGCTCAACGCTCAGAAGATGTCGGAGAAGATCGCGAAGGGCGGCAAGAGTGCCCGGGACGGGTTCGGCGAAGTTCTCACCGCTCTGAAGGGCATCGAGGACCCCGTCAAGCGGAACGCTGCTGCGGTGGGTCTGTTCGGCACGCAGGCGGAAGACCTGGGATCCGCCTTGTACGGGCTGGACCTGTCGTCTGCTGCCGGTCAGATCGACTCCGTGACTGGCGCTGCAGGCCGCATGGACGAGGCTCTCGGGGACACGGCTCAGGCGCGCATCGCGGAGTTCAAGCGGACCGTCGAGGTCGGGATGACCAACGCTGCAGGTGCGGCGCTGAAGGCGTTGGACGGACTCGCAGACGGCGCGGAGACACTGGGCGGGTCGGTCAGGTCGTACTTCACTGGCGGTGAAGGTGCCGGGGTCGCTGCGGTTGTTCTTGACCAGATCCGCGCGTCTGCCTCTGGGCTTGCGGACCAGTTCGGTCCGACCCTCGATGCTGCGCGCGCGTTCGGGGACACGGTGACTACAGCTTTCCATGACGTCGTGGACGCCGTGACGGAGTTCTACCAGTCGGAGAACATCGGGGACTACTTCACCGCAGCTCAGGCTGTCATCGGTGCCGTTGTGGCCTGGATCCAGGCCAACGTGGTTCCGTTCCTCGCGGAGAACTTGCCGCAGGTGATTTCCATCGTCGGTGACGCTTTCACGCTTGTGGCTGCCGTAATCGGTGTCGCCCTGGACTTGATCGGGTTCGTCATCGGCAATACGGTGACCGTCGCGACCTACCTCTGGCAGCATTTCGGGGACTCGATCATCACGATCATGCAGGGCGCGTGGACGATCGTGTCCGGCGTCATCGGCGGTGCTCTCGACATCATCCAGGGCATTTTCCGGCTCGCGATCGACATCCTCACCGGCAACTGGTCCGACCTGGGTACCGACCTGCAGCAGGTCGGGCGCGGCGCGATGGATGCTGTAGAGGCGATTTTCCGCGGCAGCCTCGACGTCATCAAGGGCTTGTTCTCCGCAGCGGTCGACGCGATCGGTGTCATCTGGGACGGGATCAAGGAAGCCGCGAAGCTCCCCGTCCGGTTCGTCGTCGAGACCGTCCTGAACAACGGGCTGATCGACGGGATCAACACGATTACGAAAGCGATCGGTGCGGACTCCCTCAACATTCCTCACATCCCCCTGCCGAAGGGGTTCAGTGCGGGTGGGTATACGGGCGACGGCGGCAAGCACGAACCGATGGGTGTCGTTCACGGCGGTGAGTGGGTCGTCCCGAAGGAACAGACACAGGCGCTGCGCCGGTCCGCGCCTGGGTTCTTGGAGTCGCTGAACAACCTCCCGGGGTACACGAACGGTGGCCTGGTCGCACTGGGGAAGTGGTTCCAGTCGAAGGGCGCGGACGTCTCTGAGAACTCCGCGTTCGGCGGGACGACTCCCGGTGCTCACGTCGGGAAGGGTCACGCTGGGGACTACGCGATCGACGTCAACAAGGGCGCGGGGACGTCGGCCTCTGAGCAAGCGTTCTTTGACTCTGTGGTGGATCAGGTCCGGGCGTGGGGGTACAAGGTGCTGTGGCGTGTGCCGGGGCACTTCAACCACCTCCACGCGGAGACGCAGAACGCGAAGGGTGGGGGGATGGTGGGCGAGTCGGGCGGGTTCCTTTCCGGCCTGCTGGACGGCGTCTCTGACCTGAACCCGCTGACGTTCCTGACGGGGAAGGTCAACGACGCATTGTCGAAGATGCCCGCGGCTGGTGTGCTGGGTGACGTCCTGAAGGCTGCAGCGAAGTACCCGATCAACGCTGTCGCGGACAAGATCAAGGACACTGCCGGGTCGGTGCTGTCGTTTTTCACGGGGGAGGACGACAGCAAGAACGGCGGGGTCAAGGACATCGTCCGTGCCGCCGCGAAGGGACGTGGGTGGGACACGGGCAGCGAGTGGGATGCCCTGCAGAAGCTGGTCCAGAAGGAATCCAGCTTTGACCCGACCGCGCAGAACCCGACGTCGACCGCGTACGGGTTGTTCCAGTTCCTGAACGGGACGTGGGCTGGTGTCGGCGGTCGGAAGACGTCGGACCCCGCCCTGCAGTCGAAGTACGGACTGGACTACATCGCGGGCCGCTACGGTGACCCGCTGGCTGCTCTGGCGTTCCACAACAAGCACAACTACTACGCGGGCGGCACTCCGTCTGCTGTGGGTGGCCTGTCGTGGGTCGGGGAGTCCGGTCCTGAGCTGGTCGACTTCCGTGGTGGTGAACGTGTGTTCAACGCGAACATCAGCAGGCGCATGGAGGCTGCCGCGGTCGCCGGGAACAGTGGCGGGCCGCTGGTGGGTACTGTGAACTTCGGTGGGGAGTCGTCGAACCGCAGCAGCGAGTTCGAGGCGTTCCACCACCGCCTGAAGCTGATCGACAGGGGCGGCGTGTTCAAGGGACGGGGGTACCGCGGGTGATCAACGGGGAGTGGCGGCTGCGGTATCCGGGGACGGAATACGCGTTCGGCCCTCACGGGTTCGACGTCTTCAACCGCACCACCCCGGAGCCCGGGACGGTGGATGACGAGGTGGGCGACGCGCCTCGTCCGTTTGAGGACGGCGTGAACTTCGGGACGGACACGAAGGGTGGACGTCTGTGGTCGTTCGACCTGGGGGTGTCTTCCCTGACGTCTGAGGCGGACGTCCGTGCCCGGGTGGGCGCTTTCCGGACGGCATGGCGCGCCGACATTGTTCGGGGTACCGCGGGGATGCTGGCTGAGCTTCACACCTGCTACCGCGGGGTGGAGCGCGTCATGTACGGGCGTCCCCGCCGCGCGGACCCGGTATACGCGAACACGTCTGCGACATTGACGGCGTCGATCGTGGCGACGTTCCAGGCTACGGACGACGTTCACTACGACACGACCCCGACGACTGCTGTGGTCGGGCTGGTCGGTGAGGACCAGGGGGGGCTGATCGCACCGCTCCGCGCGCCTCTGTCGACGACTGGTACGTCTGACCGGTCGGTGTTCGCTCCACTGGTCACTGAGGTCCCTGCGTGGCCGGTCATCACGATCACGGGCGGTCAGGTGACGAACCCTGTCGTGGAAGCGTTCGGTCGTTGGCGCATCGGCCTGCGTGGATCGTTCGCATACGACGACACCATCGTCATCGACACCCGTCCGTGGAAGCGGACGATCCTGCGGAACGGGTTCAGCATCGCGGGTGCCCTCGACGCGAACTCGACACGACTTGCGCGATGCGGGACGGCCTCTGGTTTGATCGAGGTCGGGTTCAACGCTCAGAGCGTCAGTAACACCGCCACCGCTAGAATCGACTGGACCAGCGGGTACAGCGCACTGTGAACGACGAGGGGTAGGGACTGTGGCAACCGTCAACGGGTTCAGGGGCGTGCCGTGGTTCGTCGGTGGGGGCGCTGAGCACTCTCCGGAGGTCGCCCGAAACATGCTGGCGATTGCGTCTCAGCGGACGCAGGGCATCACCGGTACGTCGGACTTGAAGGTCACGCAGGGTGACGTGCCGGGGCAGTTCGTTCAGGTGGGCATCGGGTCTGCGTTGATCAGGCAGGGGCAGACTCCCGTGTCGCAGCAGACGTACTCTGCGTACGCACCGACCGTGTCCCGGGTAGACATCGTGCCTACGGGGTCGTCTTCCGGGCGGTCGGACCTGGTCATCGTCAGGGTCGAGGACTCGTCTGCGTCTGGTAGTCCCTGGCAGGCTCCCGCGGACATCGTAAACGGTCCGTACGTGAAGCCCATCGTCATCCAGGGCGTAGCGCCGGGGACGACCACGCTCGCGCAGGCGAACCGTGGTGGGGACACTGCGATCGTCCTCGCGCGCATCGACATCCCCGCTTCGACTGGGACCATCACGAACGGGATGATCGTTGACCTTCGTCGCATGGCAGCACCGCGGCAGGAGACTCAGACGAACATCCTGATCGCGCCGTTGGACCCGACGACGTTGACGTCTGCGACGTTCACGAACTGGATCAGTCAGTACAACCCGGGGAACATCGTCCCGGAGTGGGCTACGCACGCGCAGACGCGGTTCTGGCTGGGTGGCATCTACACGCCCGGTCCGTGTGACGGTCTGATCAGGTCGGAGCTGTGGGCGGAGAACTTCGTGAACGCGTTCACGGGGCCTGCTCAGGCGTTCGACCAGGACGTCCCGGTCGCTGAGTACGGTCCGTCGCCTAGCCAGTCGACGGGGGGCGGCGCGATGCGGTTCAGCTTGTCGGGTGGTGCATTCGGGACGGTGTACCAGTACCGCGGGCAGTACGCGTACCACCGCATCGGCGCGCAGATCCTGAACCGCAGCGACCGTTCGTTCATCACCGTGGACGGCAAGTCGTCCCTGATGTTCGACATCACCTTCTACGAGAAGCCGATCTAGTCCCGTGGCGCAGTGGAAGTTCCTCGCGCAGGACGCCCGGACTCGGGAGTGGCTGCACACTGACCTGCCGTTGACGGTCCAGTCGATGACGTGGGTTCTGTCAGGCGCTGGGCAGTTCAGTGCGTCCTGCACCCCGGACACGGGGACTCTGCGTACTGCCTCTGGTGACCTGATCTTGCGCCCGTGGGGGACGTTCATCTACGCGGAGTCGGACGGCGTGATCCGCTGGGGCGGGATCGTCGTGGACTCCGACGTGACCGCGTCTCGTCAGTCGTGGCGGATCGACGCTGCAGGGTTCGCGACGTACCCGAACGGGATCAGCTTTGCTCAGAACCGTGAGTGGGTGCAGGTGGATCCTGTCGTCCCGTTCGGCGCGATCTGGTCCGACGTCCAGTCGCAGCACGGCGGCATGTCCGATCTGGACTTGCTGGTCGTCGCTGACCCCACGAACGTGCTGGTGGGGTACAGCGGCACCGTCGGTGACGGGTCGGGGCGGATCTACTTCGGGCAGGTCACGGCAGAACGGTGGGCTGAGCTGATCCTGGACGGGTGGACTCAGCAGTCCGAGGGGTCCTCGTCGTGGCTGAACCCACCGCCGCGGGTGTTCCGGTCGGTGCTGGGTGACGCCGCGTTCCAGAAGCTTCTGGACGATGAGGGGTACCGCGCTGAGGAAAAGCCCACGGGTGCGGCTGACAACTGGGTGCCTTCGTACGCTGACCCGCCACTGGTGACGGTCCAGGCTGACCCCTACGTCCTGCGGGCGTACGAGGTGCCTGACTGCGGAAGCAAGATCGACGACTTGACGAGGTCGACGCCGTTCGACTGGGTGGAGCGTCACTGGTGGGTGCCCAGTGACGACGTCATCGACGCGACGCAGACTGACCCTGACCTCGTGGAGTGGCTGCTGGCACACGGCTGGTACGGGCTGCCGAACGATGGGACTGAGGCGCTGTACCGCCCTGCTGACGCGCCTGACCGTGAAGTCGCGCACGTCATCCGGGTCTACTGGCCTCGTGTCGGGACGCGTCGTACTGACCTGGCGTTCACGCAGCCGGACAACCTGGTGGACCCGGTGTCTCCGACGATGGACGGGTCCGACTACGCGAACACGGTGATCGGGATCGGTGCTGGTCAGGGTCCGACGATCCTGCGGTGGACGGTGGGTCAGGACGACGGGAACCTGTACCGGGAGGCTGTCTACACCGACAAGGCGATCACAGACTCTGGGCTGATGGACGCTCAGGTTCGTGACGAACTGGCATGGCGTCAGGGACAGTTCGACGTCACGGAGGTGACTGTCTTCGACCACCCGAACGCCCCGATCGGGTCCTGGCAGCTCGGGGACGACGTGTTCATCCGCGCGTACGTTCCGTGGTTCGGTGACGTGAACCTGTGGGTGCGGATCACAGGGTGGGAGTGGGTCAACGAGCACACTGCGAAGCTGACGGTCACGCGGTCCGATTCGTTCAGGTACGGGGGGTAACGACAGTGGCGGTAGACCCGATCCTGAAGGTCGCGGCGCGGATCGCAGACCTGGAACGGCAGGTGAAGTCTCTGTCGACGTCGTACCAGTTGGGACGTACGTCGTTCAGTGACGGCACCGCACTCCCGGACGTGATCCTCGCGTCGAACCGGGCGGTGGAATCCGCGGCGCAGGCGGTCGCGGACGCTTCGTCGGCACTGGCGAAAGCTGACGGTGTCGTCAACACGTTCTACGGCGACGCTGAGCCGGTGAACCCGGGCGTCGGGGACTTCTGGGTGAAGGCGAACGGCAACGCGTACATCCGCACGAACGATTCCCCGCCCGTGTGGAAGGCAGTGTCAGACCCGGACGTCGCCGCCGCGTTGCAGGCTGCGCAGGATGCTGCTGCGGCTGCTGACGGGAAGATCAGCACGTGGTTCCTTCCTTCGACGTCCCCGCCCCCGGATCCGGGTGTGGGGGACATCTGGTACGTCACGGACATGCAGAACCAGCCGCGACGGTGGAACGGATCGACGTGGGACGTCATCCGCGACGGGAAGATCCAGGATGCGCTGGATGCTGCCGCGGACGCGCAGGGTGACGCGACGACTGCTCTGAACTCCGCGAACGGGAAGACGCGGGTGGTGTACTCATCGAACGCCCCTGGGTCGGTGCAGGGCACGAACAACGGGGACACCTGGTTCCGGATCGACTCGTCCGGGACGGTCCTGAACCAGTACCGGTGGACGCTGCCTGGGGCGACGTGGGTGGAGGTTGTGCCCCAGTCGGTGACGGTAGCGTCCCTCGACGCTGGGAAGATCACGACGGGGACACTGGCGGCTGGTGTCATCATCACGGTTGGTACCCCGGGTGGGGACCGAACTGAGATTCGGGACAATGGGTTCGTCGGGTACATCGGCGGGGTGCCGCGGTTCCGGCTGGGTGGGAGCACTGTCTCCGCTACGGCTGACTTCCTGCAGTCCACGGGGTACCTGTCGACCAACAAGTCCTACGTGCGGATGGGCTCGTCCGTGTACGGGGACAACATCGACAACATCACGTTCTTCCAGCCGGGGTACAACTCCGCGGTGCTGCGCAACACGTTGGCCTCTGGTGAGGGCGCGCTAGAGGTCGCCTTGCAGTCTGGGTCGGGTAGCGGCAAGTCGTACTACTTCGACACGAATAGCTTCAGCACAGACGGCACGTTCAGCGTCCGCAACCGGACGTACGGCGTCGGGATGACCATCACGAACGTGACGAACATCGGCGGGTCGTACGGGAACCTGACTGCAGGTGGGTACTTCGACCAGTGGTACAACACGTACGGCATCAGCCTGAACATCGGGTACAACGCTTCCGGGATCCAGGTCTCGTATCCCCCCAACGGCGCGTACGGGACGGCGTTCGTCCGCAACACGTACAGCGGTGGCGGGGCGCTGAAGTTCACCAGCGACAACGCCTTGCAGGCACGCACCAACAATGACGGTGGGTACGCCTACTTCCGCGGCATCATCCAGGACCAGTCGAACCCGGAGCTGAAGGAGAACATCGTGCAGATCAGCACGGATGCGCTCGCGGAGCTGTCGGGGATGAACCGGTACGCCTTCGACTGGAAGCGTGACCCCACCATTCCCTTCATGCCACCGCCTCGTGACTCGTCGACTGGGTTGTTGCTGAGTGAGGTCCCGTACTCTGTGCAACAGACGGAGGATGGGTACGCGACGGGGTCCCTGCTGGGGCTGCTGGTGGCTGCCGTGAACCAACTGAATGCGAAGGTGGATGCACGTGGGTGAGAGTCAGATCAGCAAGGAAGCGTTCTTGGAGGCGCTGCTGGGGGTCCGCTCCGCGCGGGTCGTCGAGCTGGAAGAATCGAACGCGCTGCAGCAGGTGATGATCGCGCAGCGGGACGCCCGCATCGCGGATCTGGAAGGGTCCAAACCGGCTGACGGGTAGCATGTGTCGGGAGTGAAGTGGTGGACATCTGACGATGGGGGTCGTGGTGGCGACGAGCGTTTACAGGGCTAGGCAGCCGCTGAAGATCGACGGGATTCTGGCGTACGCGGCGGGCGACTTCGTCCCCGTGTCCGTTGCGACGATCCGGGGGTGGATTGCCGCGGGCGTCGTCGAGTTGGTCGACGGTGACACTCCGCCACCCGCCTACACGGGTCCGTTCGTCCCCGCTGGCGGGTCGTCTGGGCAGGTTCTGGCGAAGAACTCTGGCACGAACTTCGACACCTCGTGGGTGTCAGTGTCTGGTGCTGGCGGCGGCGGATCCACCGATCCTGAAGTGGTTCGGGACACCATCGCGGACGCGCTGCGTGAGGGTTCTAACATCTCGATCGTGAAGAACGACGCCGCGGACACGATCACCATCGGCTTGAACGGCGTCCCGACTCACACGCACACCGCGTCCCAGATCACGGACCTGGTCGAGGCCGTCCAGGACATCGTCGCCGCGTTCATCTCCCCGGGTACGAACATGACCCGGAACTACGACGACGACAACGGCATCCTTACCCTGAACTCCCTCGCGGGTGGCGGGTCTGGCGGCAGCACCGACCCGGAGACGGTCCGGGACACCATCGTCACCGCGTTGCGCCAGGGCTCCGGGATCAGCATCAACGCGGACGACCCGAACGACACCATCACGATCGGCATCTCGGCTATCTCCGCCGACAAGGTCACCTCTGGCGTGTTCGCTCCTGCCCGCCTGGGCAGCGGCACCCCGGACGGGACGATGGTCCTGTACGGCGACGGGGTGTGGAAGGTCGCTCCGTCTGGGGGTTCCAGCGCGGTCACCTCGGTCGCCGGTAAGACCGGCGCGGTTTCGTTGGTCAAGGCCGACGTGGGCCTCAGTGCGGTCGACAACACTGCCGACGTGGACAAGCCGGTCAGTACGCTCACGAAGACTGAGCTGGACAAGAAGGTCAACGCGGCATCCTTGCAGCCGATCGACGTCGCACTGAAGTCGGACCTTCCGCAGTTCATGCTCCCGGACACGACCGGTACGGACGACACCGCGGCAATCAACGCGGTGTTGGAAGCGGCCCGGGTTGCTGGTGGGGCTGTGGTCCGCGGACGTTCTGGCACGAAGTACGTCACGAAGGATCGACTGATCATCGGGTCGAACACGACCCTGGACATGTCGGGTTGTTCCGTCACGGGCGTGAACAACAGGCAGCAGATCGCGAACTACGCTGCGGTCACTGGCCGGACCCTGACGGACGGTGTGACCTCTGCGGCGTCCAACACCCTGACTTCGGCCACTGCCGCGTTCAGTGCATCCGACGTCGGCAAGGCAGTCCAGGTCATCGGCGCTGGTGCGAACTACGGACGAGCAGATGCCCCGAACTCGTGGTACGCCACGATCACGTCGGTGACTGACGCGAACACCGCAGTGCTTGCTCAGCCTGCGACGCTGAGCAAGACGGGCGCGACGTTCACCGTCTTCTCCGGGCGCGACTCCAACATCACAGTCAACGGCGGCATCTGGAACGGCGGCGAACGAGAGGCTGTCTCTCAGACCCTGAACGGTCACGCCATGTACTTCCGGCGCGTCGATGGTCTGCGGGTGACCCCGCGCAAGATGACCTCGTCCCGCAGCGGCGGTGACGGCGGCGGCGGCGGGTACGCGATTTCGGTGGGCGACGTGAACACCGTCGAGTGCGCCTACGTCGAGTTCCGAGTGGGCTCGGACGGGTTCCACGTCCAGGGTCCCGCCCGCTACATCGACGTCCACGACGTGTTCGGCAAGACGGGTGACGACCACGTCGCGTTCACCCCTGCGGACGGGCAGTCCAAGTCTGCGTCGCTGATCGGTGACGTGGAAGGCGACATCCTCGATGTGACCGTCGCGCGCATCCACTGCGACAGCTCGTGGACCGCGTTGAAGGTCTGCACCGGTCAGGGCGCGGGCGGCGCGACTCGCGCGGTCCGCAGGTTTTTCGCTCAGGGCATCGTCGGCAAGGTTCAGCACGGCGGCGTGAACGTGACGGACTACTGCGGCGCGGGACAGTTCGAGGGCGTCATCAAGGACGTCAACATCCTGACCGGCAGCGGCTACCCTTCGGTCACCATCAAGCCGTCCGTGACGATTTCCGCCCGCGTGGAGAACGTGAAGTGGGACGCCTCCAACGGGACCCCGTCCCTCGGTGTGGTGTGTGTGGACGGCGGTCAGATCGCTGACCTCGTCGTGCGAGACCTCTCCACTGCTCACACCACCCCGGGCGGCAACGGGATCGGACTTCTGCTCCGTAGCGGAAACATCGACCGTCTCGTGGTTGATGGTCTCGCGACCGGCGCGGTGGTCTCTACGGGGAAGTTCGACGCGATCCAGTTCCCGACCGCTGGTGTCACCGTCAAGTCCATGATCGTGCGGGACGCCTACCGCACGGCTGTCAGCGGTGACCTGATCCGATTCGGTGCGGCTGTCAATGTCGCGGACATCACGGTGGACGGCGGGTTCCAGTCGTCCGGGGCTGTCCTGTCGGGAGGCGCTGACGGGTCGACGAAGGTCAAGCTGAAGCTGGCGAACTGGCGGCAGGCGGCAGGCGTCCTTGTCTACGCCTCGTTCCCCGTGGACGCGAACGTCGTGAACTCTGACGTGACCACTTCCACTGCAGCCTTCGTGGCGAACACCGCTGCGTGCACGTCGATTCGCGTGCGCAGTGAAGGTCTGGCTGTCTCAGGGAACCTGTTCTCTAGGTCTACGGCAGCCGCGTCGGCAGGTCTGAGCATCAACAGCCTGAAGCAGCGGGTGGATCTGTCGATCCTCTATCCCGCAGACGGCGACATGGCGTTCAACACGAACGGCGCGCTCTCCTGCGGGTCGGGGCTGGCGATCTACAACGTCGCGTCGAACACCTGGAAGAACATCTTCACGGGCGCGACCTACGTCGCACCTACCCCGCCTGCAGGTCGCCCGCCCGCCACGCCTGCTGTCGGGACTCCGCTGTACTGGCTGCGCGCAGACAGTATCTCCGGGGTCGCTACCGGTGCAGACCTCACGTCCTGGACCGACAGTGCGAACGGGTCCGCGTGGACGGTCAACACCGCCAACTCCGGGACGGCCCCGAGCTTCCTCTCGACTGGTGGCCCGAACAACTCGCCGTACGTCCACTTTGACTCCGCGGCGAAGGAGAAGATGTCGATCGCGGCTGCTGGTCACTTCGACAACAACCGGACGTACTTCTTCGTCGCGAAGGCACCGACTGGTGGCGGCGGTAACGTCCTGGCGTCTTCCACAAGCGACGCTTCGGCTAGCGGTTCGATCCGGATGGGTCTCGACGCCGCGGGAAACGCGACCGCGACGGCCAGCTATTTCGGCGGGTCGAACTCGGCTATCGCCACCGCGGCAGGTTCGACCCCCTACGACACGTGGGTGGTCGTCGCGGTCCGGGCGACGTCGGCTCTGAAGCTGTCCATGGCGATCAACGGCAGCGCCACCTACGTCACCTCTACCGGTGCCGGATCGGCTTCATCCGTGGCGAGTTACAACATCGGTGGCTACGGCACAACGACCGCGATGGTGGATGTGACTGAAGTCGTGATCGTGGATGGTGCGTTGGCTGACGCTGACGTTGCCGCATGGGCGCGCTACCTCTGCTCGACCTACGGGATCACGCCGGTCGCCTGATCGGCAGCAGCGAAGAAGGGGTGACCTAGCTTGTTGGCTTACGTCGCTGTCACGACTGTCCCGGTGGGGAACTTCCCTGCCGGGGCGGTTGTGGCGATATCATCGGGTGACCTGCCCGCGGAACCTAGTGGTTTCGGTGTTGCACCGTTCGGCACGTCTTCCTTTGGAGGGACAGCATGACCTACCCCGATCTTCCCAAGAAGAAGTCGGAGGACTGGTACCCGTGGGTCCAGGGTTTGGACGGGGAGGTCCGCCTTAGTTCGGACACGCTCGCAACCATCCTGAACCGGCTGGACGTGTTGGAGTCCGGCAAGGCCGTCCCGTCCCCGCCGACCAACCTGACCGTCACTCTGGACGGGAACAGTGCCGACTTCGACTGGGACGCGCCGACTAACGCTGGGTCGTCCGCGGTCACGGGCTACTACTACGGTCGCGACGGCAACGACATCAACGGCAGCGGTCCTTGGACCTCTCAGTTGCTCCCCGTGACTCAGAGCGCCGGACCGCTGCTGAACCTCGCGTGGTCGACGACCTACGAGGCGTTCGTCCAGGCAGTGAACGATGCCGGTCCTGGACCGAAGGCGACCATCATCATCACCACCCCGGCTGACCCGGGCGCGGTCGTGGTTCCTCCGATCACCGGCCCTACGGACCCGAACGAGGATCCCATCGTCAACAACCTCGTGAACGCCACGGTGGCGTCCGCCGAAGGGAGCGACCTCAGCCCGTACCTGGACCACGGGAAGGGGTTCACCAAGTCGTTCGACACGGCGTGGTCGGACACCGGCTCGCAGTCGCTGCGCATCACGGCAAACACTGGCGCGTCCAGTGACGCCGGGGTCTACGTCAACGTGCCCGTCACGGCAGGCAAGCGGTACCGGGTCCGGCACAGCATCCGTCGAGGCGCGGGCGGTGAACTGCTTCTGTCGGCGGTCAAGTTCCGGTCCACTACTGGACAGCTCAACGAGGTCAAGACGGCGACCATCACCCGCAGTGTGGACTTCACCACGCGGCAGGACTTCCGGGTCACCGCCCCTCCCGGTTCGGTCACGCTCTCGTTCGTCGCGCGCTACGACGCTGTCCCGGCTGCGGGGAGTTTCTTCTGGCTGGACTCGATTTCCGTCGAGGAAGTGACCCCGGAGGCGGGGTTGTCCAAGATCATCAGCAACCAGATCCCCGCGTCGATGATCTTCCCCGCAACGTCGGAATGGCGCAAGGACATCTCCGCGGCCCCGCTGCACGAGCAGTCCGCAGCGATCATCCAATACTTCCTGGACAACGAGGTCACCCCCTACTACAACGGGGTCACGGCCTACAACGTCAACCAGTTCAACTCGACGTTCTACGTGGTGGCCGACGATCACCCGGTACAGAACGTCGGGTTCTTCGACAGTCAGTCGAAGGCTTACACCCCCGGTGAGCTGTACGCGAACGGTGGCTTGAAGGCATTCCGTGATGTGCCGATCCCGGTCGGTGCGGTGGCTGGTGGTGGATCGGACGGTCACATCATGATCTACCGTCCGAGCACCGATCAGCTCTGGGAGTTCTGGAAGTTCCAGGAGAACCGGCAGCAGAAGATCATCGGTGGTGTCTCCCCCGCGAACGCTGCGATCGGGAACTACACCTACCAGCCCGCGGGCACATTGGACCCGTACCAGCGTGGGTTTTCTGCCGCATGGGGCGGTCGCATCGACAACGTCTCCACTGGAGACGGTGCATTCCCCGGCGCGACGGGTACCAGCGCGACGGGCCTCTCGTACGCCACGGGGAACGTCTCGATCGTCGAGGCTCAGAACGGGGTCATCAACCACGCGCTCGCGCTGACGTTGGTGCACCCGCGCTCTAAGGTCTACTCGTACCCGGCGAAGCGGACCGACGGCTACCGGGACAACGTCCTGGCGATCCCTGAAGGTCTGCGCTTGCGCCTCGACCCGACGCTGAACGTGGACGCTATCTCGGGCCTCCACCCGCTCGCGAAGCAGGTCGCGAAGGCGGCTCAGAAGTACGGCTTCATCGTCGGCGACAAGGGCGGCGTGGTCGAGGTCGAGGGCGAGAACTCGGAGCCGCTGGTGCGCCTCGGTCAGCTCGACCCCTGGGGCGCGCTCCGCAACGGCACGGCAGCGTCGTCGATTATGAAGAACTTCCCGTGGGCAAGCCTGCAGGCGTTGCCCTTCGACTACGGGAAGCCGTAAAACCCTAGTGTGCCCTCACTGCCTACGCTGACTGCGGTGGTGGCTGAGGGCGACGGCACGCTTACCCCGACCTGGACTCCTTCGGATGGGTCGCAGTTCTCGGGCTACGTCGCGAAGATCACCGCGCCTTCGAGCGCGGCTCAGACCTCCGGGGCACTTCCCGCGTCGGCTAGGTCCTTCCAGTTCTCGGGCCTTACCAACGAGACCGAACACACGATCACCATCGAGGGGACTACGGTCTGATGTCTGTCGTGACTGCGACGGTCAAGGCGACTCCTCGTGTTGCCGCCCCCGCACGGCTCACCATGAGCAGTGCGGGGGTCGTGCAACGCAACGGTGCGCCTGTCCGGGGGGGTGGAGTCAATGCCTTCCAGATCGTCAACAACGACTACCCGAACCCGTCTGGTCGTCTCATGTCTCACGCTGAGATTGACTCTCTGCTGGACGACGCTGTGACACTGAAAGCCTTGTTCGTCCGGGCTCACACGTTGGGCGTGAACGTCGGGCCGAACTCGTGGAACTTGGTGACGGGCGTGACGGGCACGACGTCCCCTGTGATCAGCTACAACGCGCCCGTGTGGGAGGTCATGGACTACTCGGTGAAGGCTGCGTCGATCCGTGGCCTGTACCTCGTGGTGTCGATGACTGACGAGCTGGGCTACTACCACGGCGGCAAAAGGACGTGGGTGAACTTCCGGCGTCCCGGGACGTGCTCCACCGACCCGAACGTAAAGTCAGCGAACAGTCAGACGGAGAAGGACGCTGAGAGTTACTACTTCACGGACGCGCAGATCATCCGGGACCAGCGGCAGTACGCGTATGACTGGCTGAATCACACGAATCAGTACACGGGGCGGCAGTACAAGAACGAGCCCTCGATCGTGCTGCAGCCGGGGAACGAGCTGTGGACGGCGGACGGGTACCGATCCTGGCAGCCTGCGTACGCGAACTACATCGCGTCGATCGCGCCTGACATGTTCATCGTGGACGGCATGTCTGCGGACACGTCGTCGTACTGGTCAACAGTGGGTGAAGACCCGATCACGCACATCATCACCGTGGAGTCTCTGCAGAACCCGAACATCAAGGCTCACGGAATCCACCCGTACTCCAACGCGACCGCTGCGGATGTCACGCGCGCTGCGCGGTTGTGTGCGTCGTACGGCAAGGCCATGATGGTCGACGAGTACGCCTGGTCGAAGTCCACCGCACCGGGGATTGAAGCTGCAGCGCGCGCTGAGCCGAACGTGTTCTTCACTGCGTTCTGGTCGCTGCAGAACCGCGGAGACAATCACAACGGCGGACCGGGACAGGGCTACGGCGGGGACGACGCGTCCCTGTACGCGTACGGTCCGGATGCCACGCAGCGCGATGCCATTGCGCGCTTGCAGGCGCATTCCACGGCACTCTCTACCAACTGAGATGAAAGATAGGGTTCAGGCATGGCTACCGTGACCGCCACTGTGAAGGGCACTCCACGTGCTTCCGTGAACGAGTCCTCGCGTCGGTCACTGCTGGGTGTCTCGTCGACCGGGAAGGCGTCGAAGCTGCCGTTCAACTCTGGCGTGCACCCGGCTGGTCACTCGCCTAGCTACGCGGGGTATGAAGGCTTGAACGACCAGATCGAAGGTTTCCGCAGTGCACCGTTCGACGTGCGCGCCGGTTTCCAGTACCAGAACCGCAACATCAGCGAAGGGTCGACTGCGTGGAACGACCTGAAGGGGATGCAGTTGCTGGACTGGTTCGACCCCGCCTTCCCGACTGTTCTGGGCATGAAGCCGTTCCCCACTGGGGGGTCGTACACCGATGCTGCAGCGGGGACGTATGACTCGCAGCTCGTCGCGATCGGTCAGACCATCGCGTCGAAGCGTCCTGCGGGCTCTACCGCGAAGGTTGGTCTGCGGCTGGCATGGGAGATGAACGGCGACTGGTACGACCACTCCGCGTTCAACGCAGGGTTTGGGTCGATGCGCGCTGACTACATCGCGGGCTCACAGCGGATCATCACGAAGATTCGTGAGGGGGCCGGGGATCGGGTGTTCTTCATCCAGTGCTGGTCTGCCTCGACGAACACGCGGTACCAGTCGACGTACTGGGGTGACGCTTACGCGGACGTGATCGGCATCGACGTGTACGACGCGTTCGCTGGGACGACGAATGGGATCCACTCGAATGCGAACCTGCTCGCGACTGGTTTGGGTGGGATGTTCGACTACGCGAAGGCTCGCGGGAAGCTCGTCAGCATCGATGAGTGGGGTGGGCACAACACGTCGGGTGAAGCATCGAACGGGAACGATAACCCGGACTTCCCTGGAGTCTTCTACGACTGGGTCAATGCGAACCGTGACCAGATCTTGTACGAGGCGCAGTTCAACGACACGGCGACGGGGAACGTCGAGAACAACCTGTGGGCTACGGGTGGGACGTCTGTGCAGCTTCCGCAGCAGCGCGCGGCGTACATCGCGAAGGTGCAGAGCCTCGTGACTGCGTGATAGTTGACCTAGATGCTTGATCGGTTACCGGTACACTGCGGGTGACGGTCGGGGGACCATCTGTGCACCTGTGGGAGTAGGCCGCGTGAATGACTTTCTGGAAGGACTGGGTGGGGGCGGTGCTCTCACCACAAGTGGTCTTCTGCTGCTGGTTGTCCTCATGGTCTTGCGCGGTAACCTTGTGACACGCCGACAGCTTGACGATCAGCGTCAGGAGACGGCGTATTGGAGGGCGGCGCACGGCGTGGAGGTAGAGGCGCGTCAGCAGGCTACGGCGCAGGTCACGGATCTTCTGGAACAGGGGAAGACCACGGCGGCGCTGATTCGTTCGCTGCGTCTACCGCCTGTCGAGGAACCGCGCGAACCTACGGGGGGGACGTCGTGAGGTGGCCCTGGACCAGAGACCCGAAGATCGACCCTGCCGCGGTTCGTGCGTTGGAGCAGGCGCACCGTGCTCGTGATGAGGTAGTGGATCAGTGGCACCCGGTGCTGGAAGTAGCTGAAGAACACCGGGCGTTGCAGGGGCGGAACCATTTCCGGGAACGGGTGGTGTTCGCTATGGCGTTGCAGCCAGAGGTGAAGCACAGCGTGATGATGAACCGCAGGAGGGACGACCCGAAGTGATTCCGTTTGAGTGGTCTACGGCAGCCGCGATCGTGGCGGCGTCGGTGTGGATCGTGTTCGTGGTCAGGTACCACGTCACGACTCGTGGCCTGTGGCGCAGGTATCCGGAGGGGCGGAACATCCAGTACGTCTCTCTGACGTTGATCGGCTTGCTGCTGTACTTCCTGTCGACGCGGTTGCTGCGTGATCGTCCTCCCGTCCCGGTGTACCCGGGGCAGGATCTGGTGGCTCTGCTGGTGTTCGTGGCGGTCGCACTTGCCGGTCTGCAGCGGATCATCCTGCAGCGGAAGGCGCAGCGGGACCACGAGACGCACGTCGAGGTCGAAGTCTGATGGGCGTGTGGCTGCGGGACCTGCCTGCTGCGTTGACTGGGTGGGGGTTCGACGTCCGCCTGGTCGAGGGGTGGCAGACGCGTGGGCATGGGCCGCTGCTGCGGTCCCCGCGGGGCGTGGTGGACCACTGGACAGCGACGCCGTTCACGTCGTACGCGAAGCCGTTCCCGACTGCTGAGCTGGTGAAGGTGGGGCGGTCGGACCTGCCGGGTCCGCTGTGCAACCTGCAGATCGGGTTCGGCGGTCAGGTGTCGGTCGTCGCGGCGGGTCTGGCGTACCACGCTGGGCCGGGTAACCGGGGTGTCCCGTTCACGGGGAACTCTGACTCGATCGGTATCGAGTGTGAGGGTGACGGTCGGGCGTGGACGCCTGAGCAGATCGCGCAGTACCCGCGGGTGTGCGCCGCCTTGTGGCACTGGTACGCGGACGTGAAGCTCTCGAACATCGTCGCTCACTACGAGTGGACGACGAGGAAGATCGACATCAACACCTGGCCGGGGGGCATGTCCTCGTTCAGGCAGGCGGTGCAGGCGGCGACGAAGGGTGAGGACTGGCTCATGGCTCTGGATCAGAAGACGCAGGACCTCGTGGCAGAGTCCGCGGGGACGATCGACCGGACGTTCGACGTGAAGTTCCGGTCGCAGGCTGTGGACCCGGAGACGGGGAAGCAGTCGGAGTGGGAGGGCTGGCTGTCGGAGTTCATCGTGAACACGAACGCCGACGCGTTCCAGACCAGGCAGGACGTCGCGAAGCTGCTCGCGGCGACGACGGAGACGAACCGGCTGCTCGCGCAGTTGGTGGAACAGGGGAAGACGAAGTGAGCGACGACTACACGAGCGCGCCGGTTGGTACGGGTGCGTCCACGGTGTCCAACGGTCGGGACCTGACGCAGTTGGAGAAGTGGAAGGCTGGTCTGGAACCGGCGCGGGTGGCGGAGACGATCCGGACGCTGGTCGTGCTGCTGGGCTTGCTGGGGGTGATCATCCCGACCGGTACTGCTGACCTGGCGGTGCAGGCGATCGTGGGCCTGTCGGCTGGGGTGTTCGCTGCGATCGCGGTGGTGTCGTGGATCCTGACGACGTTCGTCCGGAACCGGGTGACTCCGGTGAACAAGCTGGACGGGGGGCACTGATGCTGGGGTTCTTGCTGATGATGCGGTGTGTGACCTGGCGGTAGGTGTCGGCAGTGGGTGGTGGGCGGGCGGTGGCTATCATCGCCCGCCCACTTGTGTTGCACGTACGTGTGACGTATCGTTGACGGAGTCAGCCCGATCCCCTCAACGGTTGGAGTCACCGTGACGATCCAGACAGGTCAGGACCTTCGGTTCCTCGACATCGCGGCGCAGCCGAACGCGTTCGCGTCGGACGAGTACAGCAACGGGACGTCTCTCGTTGTCCGTCTCGACGACGTCAACGGGCACCGCGTCCAGATCGACCTTCCGCCCGCCGCGTTCCTCGAACTGCTGCAGACGCTGCGTGAACACGAGGACGACGCGCAGGACATGCTCAACGGCGAGCAGTACGCCGCTCAGGGCGGTGCGGCGTGAGCGACGTCCTCAGCGTCCAGGCGGCATGGTCCGCGGTCATGGGCGACGTCCGTGGCCTGGGCAAGAACAACCAGGCGAACGCGGGCGGTGTTCGGTTCGCGTTCCGCGGCATCGACGACGTGATGAACGCGGTCGGTCCGATCCTCCGTCAGCACAACGTGTCGGTCATCCCGGTCAGCGTGGCAGTCGTCGCGGACCGTGAGGTGATGACGTCGAACAACAAGATCATGCGCAACGTCACCGTCAGCATCGGCTGGTCCATCGTCGGGCCGGGCGGTGACACCCTGCCCGGGATGTCGTTGGGTGAGGCGTCGGACTCCGGGGACAAGTCGGTCAGCAAGGCCCACAGCGTGGCGTACCGGACCTTCCTGATCCAGGCGCTGTGCCTGCCCACTGACGAGGACGACCCGGACCACACGATCCACGATCGGGTTCAGCGTCCCGCGCAGCAGCCGCAGGCGGGGCGTCAGCGTCCTGCGGAGGTGCAGCCTGCCGAACTGGACGCGCTGCAGGACATGGACGCGTTGGAGGCGCTGTGGGCGCGCGCTGAGGCTGCCGGTCAGGGCGAGAATGCTCAGGTGAAGGCGGCGTTCCAGGCTGCAGCCGCGCGCATCGAAGGTGACGCCGTAGGTATGGGCGGGGACGCGGGGGAGCAGTCGTGAGCACCCCGTACGAACGTCTCGCGGTGCTGACGGCGCTGGGGAAGATCCTCACCACCGCGACTGCGGAAGCGAAGTCCGACGTCCTCGCGCTGATGGACGAAGGCGACCGGAAGACGGTGAAGGCAGGCGACGACGAACTTGCCGCGATCACCCACACCCGCGGTCGCGTCACGGTAGAGGTCACCTCGATGCGGGACCTGATCGAGTGGTGCCGGGAGAACGTCCCCGACGCGGTGACGACACTGCGGTCCCTGACCCCGGGTGCTCAGATCCGTGCGGAGGCCGCGTACCTGGCGACTGCAGCGGCGCATGAGGTCGTGACCCGGGACGTCGTGGACGGCGAGCGCCTGGCTCAGTTCAAGGCGGACGTGAAGGCGGGTGCAGTCATCCCCGGCATCGACCGGGTCAAGGCTGACGGGTACCTGACGGTGAAGCAGTCGGACGAGCAGCGGGAGACGGTTGCCCGGCTGGCCCGTGAAGGTCGAGTCACGTACGAGTTGGAGGGCTGACGGGTGCCTGAGACGTACAACCCAGTCCAGATCGAGACCGCTATCCGTGAGTGCGCGAACCGGATCGGCAACGGTGTGTCCGTCTGCGATGCCCGGTACCGCGACTTCCTGCGCGCGGACGGTGAGTATGACCGGGCGTTCGCGCTCGCGTACCTGGGTGGCACCGGTCCGGCCCACGAACGGAAGTACGCCGCGGAGATCAACACAGAAGCGGAGCGCACCGCCCGGGACATCGCGGACGCCGCGTACCGGTACGCGGACCGGCAGGCGAAGGCGTTGGAGGCTGAGCTGCGGGCGTGGCAGTCGGTGGGCGCGTCGGTACGGCAGGCGTATGGGGTGGCTGGTCGAGGGGAAGGCGCGTGACCGCCGCAACAGAACGGGGGGACCTCGTGGAGGTCCCCCCGCGCGGACCCGTCCCCTCAGACATCACCGCGGACTCCACTGTAGCGAAGGTCCGGACGCGCAAGCCGGACAAGCGGGACCGCAGGATGCCCCCAGAGGAAGTCGCGAAGATCCGACGCGCACAGGCTGAACGGCGCGCGGAGGTCGAGGAACAGAAGTGGGCCGCGATCATGGAGGACGTTGACTGGATGGTGGCGACGGGTGAGACCTGCGACGGGATCGGGCGGCGGCTGGGGACGACGTACCGGAACCTGCAGAAGCAGTACCAGCGCAGGGGCCTGTCGTGCCCTGTGCCGCCCGGCGACCGACTGTACGTGGACACGCTGATCCTGCTGACCAGCGTGGTCTAGGATGCCCTGACAACGAGGAAGGGGACCGGGTTGCGAGCCCGATCCCCTTCAGCACTACCCGGGACGAGCGGGGAGCACTACTGACGTTGTGGGTCCAGTGTACCCACAAGCTGTGGTGCCTTCCCATGAGGAAGGACACAAGATGAGCATCAGACACAAGCTGTCGGTCCCTGCGGACCACTTCACGATCATCCGGAACGACTGGTTGCGGGACGAACGGCTGTCCTGGAAGGCGCGCGGGCTCGTGGCGTACCTCGCCAGTCACCGCGTCGGCTGGTCCACCAGCCTCGACCAGCTCGCGTCGGTTGGGAAGGACGGCAAGGACTCCGTCCGCGCTGGGCTGCGGGAGCTGGAAGCGTTCGGGTACCTGAAGGTGTCTCGGGAAAGGAACCCGGACGGGACGCTCGCGGGGACGGACTTCGACCTGACGGATCCGTGGATTACCCCTACGTCGGGTAATCCAGCGCAGGAAAATCCAGCGCAGGAAAATCCGACCCCTAAGAAGAACAGTTCTTCAGAAGATCAAGAAGAAGAAGAACAGACACTCATGTCGACGGACGGACTGGTCGCTGCTGACCCGTTCGACGAGTGGTACGCGGCGTACCCCCGGAAGGTCGCACCCGCAGAGGCACGCAAGGCGTACAAGGCAGCCCTGAAGCGTGGGGCGACCCCGGAGCAGCTACTCGCGGCGGTCAAGGCCTTCCCGTTCCCGCCGAAGCCGAAGGTCCGCGGTGTCGACGACTTCCGCCCGCACCCCGCCTCGTGGCTGAACCGTGAGCGGTACCTGGACCAGCAGGACGCCGCCCCCGCACAGTCCCGAGCCGAACGGGTCCGTCGCCAGGGTGGGGTGACGTGGTGAGCGACGACCGGACACAGCTCGCGGAGCGCGCCGTCGTCGGCGCCTGCATCCGATCCGGGAAGGCAGTCGACCAGGTGGCGGAGGTCATCGGGTTCCGCGACTTCGAGGACCCGGACCTCGCGGCGATCTTCCAGGCGTGCGTCGACATCCGTGCGGATCACCCGCGCGGGGACCTTGACCCACTGCTGGTCGCTGCGAATGCGCAGACGTTCAAGCCGGTCACCCCGCAGGATCTGCAGCGGATCGCACGGGAGTGCCCTTCGACCGCGAACGTCGGGTACTACGCCTCGTTCGTGGTGGATGCTGCGACGGTCCGTAGGCACGCTCAGGCTGCCCACCGCGTACTCGCGGCGGTCGAGGCGGGCAAGGATGCCGCAGACGTCACGCAGACCGCCCTGAACGCCCTGCAGGACGCGCAGGCGGGCCGCAAGATCGACGGACTGCACGCCGTGGACTACGACGAGCTGATGGACCAGCAGGACGACCCCTACGACTGGGTGGTCCCCAACTTCCTCGAACGCGGGGACAGGTTCGTCCTCACGGGTCACGAAGGGCTGGGGAAGTCGACCCTGCTGCGGCAGGCGGTCATCGCCACAGCGGGCGGGTTCAGCTTCGTGACGGGGAAGCCCATCGACCCGAAGCGCGCACTGGTGATCGACGTCGAGAACAGTGAACGTCAGTGGCGGCGGAAGACGGCGGGGATGCGTCAGACGGTGAAGACGCGCGGCGCGCAGTTCGACGGCAGGCTGAAGGTCGCGTGTCACGGGCGGATCGACCTGGTCGGGAAGGACCGCGGGTCGGTGATGCGCCTGATCGACGTGCACCAGCCGGACATGGTCCTGATCGGCCCGCTCTACAAGCTGTCTCCGAAGGGCGTGAACAACGACGACGACGCCGCGGAAATCATCACCGCTCTGGATGCGATCCGGGACCAGGGCATCACGCTGTTGTTGGAGACGCACATGGGGCACACGACGACTGGTGGTGCTGGGGGCGCGCGCAACGTCCGACCGCGTGGGTCGTCCGCGTTGATGGGGTGGCCTGAGATGGGCTACGGGCTTGCGCCTGCGACGTCGGAAGCGTCTGAGGGTGAGCCGATCCCGGGTCTGGTGGACATGATCCCGTGGCGTGGTGACCGCGATGAGCGGAAGTGGCCGGATCAGTGGAACCGCGGGTCGGTGTGGCCGTGGGAGCCGTGGTGATCTACACGGAGTCGTGGTTCCCGATCTGTGAGGACTGCCCGGACGACGCGTCGTCGCTGGTGCAGGTCGAGGGTGTGTGGCAGTTCCACTGCGATGTGCACCGCGGCTGGTCTGACGTCCCCGTGCGGCGCGTGTGGGAGGGCTGGACGCCTGCTGACGAGTCAGGGTGGGCGGCGGCGGCGGCGGCGGTCCGTGGGGTGCGCCAGCCGTTGTGGCTGGTGGACGTCGGCGGTGAGGCGTTCTGGCTGACGTTGGAGGAAGCGGAGGACGACTGGGTGGTCCGTGAGGACTACGAGCAGGTGTATGCCGTGCCCCTATTGACGGGCAGCTAGGAAGCGTTATACGTTCGTCTTACAGAACATCCCCTCAGAACGGAGCACACCATGACTGTCGAGACCACTACCAACGTCGAGGTCAGCGCCTACTCCCTGACCGTGGGCGACATGGTCACGGACGGCACCGGCCAGGTCCACGAGGTCATCGAACGAGACACGGTCCTCGACACCTGGGACTCCCGGTCGCTGGTCTGGATCCGGTGCAGCACGGTCCAGGGCCTCACCCCCGGCGCGATCCGCACCTTCCGCTACGAGCTGGACGACGTCGTCCTCACCGTGAAGACCACGCCCGCGAGCGCCCGCAGCTCCGCCTTCTACGACCTCGAAACCTCCCTGAACTCCTGACCACCCGGGGGCAGGTCACTCGACCTGCCCCCACCCCTCAGAACGGAGCAGCACACCGTGAACGAACCCATCTTGACCGTGACCGGCAACCTCACTAACGACCCCGAGCTGCGCTTCACCCCGGCAGGCGTGGCGGTCGCGAACTTCACCGTCGCGCAGACTCCCCGCACGAAGCAAGGTGACGAGTGGGTCGACGGGGAGACCCTGTTCATGCCCTGCACCGTGTGGCGTGAGACTGCGGAGCACATCGCGGAGTCCCTGACGAAGGGCACCCGCGTGGTCGTGACCGGGCGGCTCACCGCCCGCACGTTCGACCACAAGGACGGCAGCAAGCGGACCGTCAACGAGCTGCAGGTGGACGAGGTCGGTCCGTCGCTGCGGTACGCGACTGCGGTCGTCACAAAGGCGCAGGACGGTCAACCTCAGCAGAAGCAGTCGGGCGGCTGGGGCGGAAAGCAGCAGTCGACGCGTGGCGGCTGGTCGTGAGGGCCGCACCTGAACCGTCCGCTGCGGTGTGCTCGCAGTACGAGCCGGACGTGATGTTCCCTAACACGAAGGGACGCAGCGGCGGGGAACGGGTCTACAAGGACTTGCGGAAGCTCTGCGCAGGTTGCCCACTGCGGACGCCGTGCAGGCGTCTCGCCCTCGACATGGAGGGCACGCTCGCGGCTGGGTCCCGGTTCGGTATGTGGGGCGGCTGGTCCCCTCACCAGCGGGCGCGGATCGCGGAACTGCTGGGACTGTCGGTCGAAGCTGACCCGGACGTCCAGGGTGACCTGTTCGACATGGAGGACGCGTCGTGATCCGCACTGACGCTGACGGTGTCGCTACGGTCCCTGATCCGAACACAGTGGAGCTGAAAGTCACCGACCCGGGCTGTGGCCTGCTGAACGTGAACCTCCGCACTGGTCGTCACGAGCTGGCACGAAACGTCCGAGACTGGCGTGAACAGACCCGCGGCGCGTACCTGCACCAGTGGCAGCAGCGCGGGATCGTCCCCTGCTGGGAGGCAGCGGACATCGTCGCGTACGTCTCCTACCCCGACCGTCGCATCCACGACCCCGGCAACGACTACCCGACCGCGAAGGCGATCGTGGACGAGCTGGTCGACGTGGGGTTCCTCCCGAACGACTCGTGGCGGGAGGTGACGGGTCCGGACATGCGGTACGGGGGAGTCGTCCGGAACGTCTTCAAGGCTGCTGAGGTCCTGCTGGTGTGTCACCGTCGCGCGCCGTACGAAGCGCGCTAGAATCGTTGGGAGACAACAGAACATGGAAGACGAGAAGTTGATGTACCTGCCCACCCTTGTCGAGGGCGGTTTCCTGGTAGACGCATTCCACCCGAAGCACCGCGCGGCCCGGGTGCAGCCCGTCCGGGACTTCCGGTTCGCGGGTCGCATCTACATCAACGAGCAGCACTGGCGGCGCGTACCGCCTGGTCCGCCGAAGCACCGACTGTGACCCATCCCCTCACCCCGAAGGACATCAACATGAAGCGCAGTGAGCACTATCAGGCGGCGGAACGCCTGATGAAGGAAGTCGACGAGTCCCGTGCGGCGTACCTCGTTCAGATGGACGTGGTCGTCAAGCACGGCACGGAGGATGACCTCGCGCAGTTCCAGGAGACCGTGGACAGTGCGGTGACGCGCTGGGGGCAGGCGTTGGCTGAGGCTCAGGTCCACGCGACGCTCGCCACGGCATCGGCGGAGGTGTCGGCATGAACGAGAAGCCCACCCCGTCCGCTGAGGCCGTCGAGGCCGCAGGACGTGACATCCAAGCTCGTAAGGTCGCAGCGGGCTACGAGGTGCAGAGCTGGGATGAGCTGGCACCCATCGTGCAGCACAACATTCGGGAGGCGCTGCTACCGATCTTGACGTCTGCGTACCCACAGATCGTGGCGGACGTCCTGAACCACTACGCGGACGCACACGCTGCCGGGATGCACGTCGACTACGACCGCGTTCAGTGGTTGCGCGACCAGGCTGCGGAGGTGCTGTCGTGAGGCGCGCGCCGCTGATCCTCGTCGCTGCCGCGTTGGTCCTCGCTGCCTGCGGTGAGCCTGCGGTGGGGACGGTCGTGGGGAAGTCCTACGACGACCCGGACCGGGTTATGCACATGCAGCGGACGTGCAGCGGGTCGGGCACCTCGAAGGTGTGCAGCTCGTACCCGGTGTTCTCGACGGACCCGGCGCACTACGAGCTGAAGATCCGCCTTGACTCTGACCACGACAAGACGAAGACCGTCCGGGTGGACCCGGGCACCTACGAGCGCACCACGGTGGGCTCCCACTACGCGGAGGACGCATCGTGAGCTACATCGAGGCACGCATCCCAGTGCATTCCAGTGTCCCGTTCCAGACGGTCCCTGTCCGGGTGTGCACCATCTGCGGTGGTGTCGTCCACGTCGGGATGCTGGCCGTCCACGACGGGTGGCACGGGACGTCGCTGCCGGGGCGTGCGGTGAAGCTGTTGCAGGGTGCCGCGGGCCGTGTGAGGGCTGCTGTCCGTCCCCGCCCGATGGGTCTCGACCAGTGGGGGAACCGTGGCTGAGCTGATCGAACTGTCCACCCGTCAGCGGCAGATCCTGGACATGGTCGTCCTGGGTGCCTCGAATGAGGAGATCGGGGATGTTCTGTACCTGTCGGTGGACACCGTGAAGACGCACCTTCGTCAGCTCCGCGAGAAGATCAAGGACGTCGAGGTGAACGAGCGTGTCCAGCTCGCCGTGTGGGCTGTCCGTACCGGCCACTACCGGCTGCAGCCTTGCGAGCGTGACTGGCATCTGACGGCGAAGGAGGTTGCGGTGCTTCAGGCTGTCGCGGACTACGGCACGAACGTGTCCGCCGCGGACGTCCTGTACCTGTCCCCGTTGACGGTGAAGTCTCACCTGGCGCGCATCGCCCGGAAGATGGGCACGGGACGCCGTGTGTGCATGGTGGTCCGCGCGATTCAGGCTGGGCAGGTGAAGGCACGGTGAGCAGTCCAGCGTGGGGTCGACGTCGCCGGAACGTGACCCGTCGTCTGCTGCAGCGTGCAGGATGGCGCGTTGTGCTCGGGCCTCCGGTCCCCGACCTCCGCGGCGGCTGGCTGATCGCGGTGACCTGGATGCCACCTGCCCACCACAGGCACGTCCATCTGACACAGCCCGAGGTGACGTCGTGATCGGGTACGGGGTCCGGAAGCTGGTGGGCTTGAACCCCACCCGTCCTGTCCCGTCTTCACACTGGTCCGGCGCAGTGAAGTGGGGCGGGCCACCTGTCGAGGTGCACGACCCCGACCGGCTGCAGCTCCCCCCACGCGTCACCCGCGAAGACCTCGACGACCTGATCCACCGTGACGCTATGGCCGTCCACGAACCGACAGGGCTGCTCGTCGGCCCACGTACCTACGCCATGCTGGACCGACTGTGGACATCAGAGAAGGGACAGCTCGTGACCGACTGCTGGTGCCCACGGGCGGACGTGAGACAGCCTGACGGGACGTACCGCTACCCGCGGACAGGGACCAACCCGAACTGCCCAGAGCATGGGGGGACATCGTGACCGTCGCTGAGTTGATCGTGAAGCTGCAGGCCCTTGACCCGTCCGCGACCGTATGCCTGGCAGACGATGACGGGTACTGCGACGGGACGAAGGTCCGTGACGTCGTCCCGGCCCTGGAATGCACAGACGACTCGTCAGGTGACCACTACGTCATCACCTGACTGTCAGACACGCGTGACACACTAGGGACCATCATGTGCAACATCTGCGGACAAGATCACCCCCGGTGCGGCTCCCACAAGCGCACCGGGGGACCCTGCATGGGCTGGCCCGACCGCGGGTACACCTACTGCAAGAACCACGGCGGCAGGCTTCCCTCCGTACGCGCGAAAGACGAACGACGCCACGCTGAAGCCACCCTGAACGCTGCTGTCGTGACGTACGGGCTGCGGAAGGACATCACCCCACAGCAGGCACTGTTGGAGGAAGTGCAGTGGACTGCCGGGCACGTCGACTGGCTGCGTGGGCAGGTGCAGGCGTTGGAGGCTGATCTGCTGCATGTGGGTCCGGAGGCGGTGCGGACGAAGCTGAGCATGCATCAGGACGGCGCTGGTGGTGTCGCGGGTGTGCCGGGTGGGTTCGCTGAGGTGGAGACCCGTGGCGGTGCGCGAGTGCATGTGCTGCTGGACCTGTACCAGCGGGAGCGGAAGCACCTGGTGGAGGTGTCTGCGGTTGCGTTGAAGCTGGGGTTGGAGGAACGGCAGGTGCGGCTGGCTGAGGATCAGGGGTCGCTGGTGGCTGGGGTGATCCGGCGCATTCTGGGGGATCTGAATCTGTCGGCGGAGCAGGCTGGGTTGGTGGGTGAGGTGGTGCCGCGGAGGTTGCGTGAGTTGCTGACGGCGGCACCGGATGTGTAGTACGCTCGTGTAACAAGGTCCCCTCAGGACACCGATTGCACTACGGAGGTACAACGCCATGACCGACATCGAAGTGGGCAGCCGGTACGTCGTCGGCCTGGACCCCACCTGGGACTGGGGTGGCGATGACTCCAGAACAGAGGTCGGCAGATACGCAGGAAAGACCGTCACGGTTTGCGAGGGGCACCTCAGCACGAACGTCCTGATCGAAGACGGAGACGGCAACCAGGTCTACATCGACCCTCGCCACCTCACCCCTTACGTCGAAGCGAAGGGGGTCTGGGTCGCACCAGTCGGTACACCCTTCCCCGCCACCGACTACGCCCAACCCCTCGACTTGACTGCGGTGCTGGACTGGATCCGCCGCCTCGACGGGCAGGCGTCCGCGTTCGCCGCACAACGGGACGCGGCACTGGCTGAGGTGGAGCAGGTGCGCACGAAGCTTCAGGCTGCGGAGGAAGGCTGGAACGAGTCGACCGAAGCGTGGGGGAAGGTTCAGGCGGTGCTGCCGCAGGACCTGACGTCCCGGGAGTCGTCGCTGGTACAGGACACCCTGGACCACATCACCGCACTGACGCAGGACGCCGATTTGCTGAGACAGCAGAACCGCAGTGAACGTCAGCACGTCGACTGGCTGACGGAGAAGCTGAACGAGTCCGAAGGTCAGCAGCGGCTCATGCAGGCGACGTGGTCCGCGGTCCGTGACGAACGGGACAGCCTGCGGAAGGCACTCGACCCTCACCCCGACATGCTCGATCAGGACATCCCCGACAACACCGGCACCAGTGACGGGGGGTACCCGGGCGAGTTGGAGTCCATCACCCGCGGCATCACCGACGTGTACTCGGTGGGTCGCCCGATGGAGGTGCACCGGAAGGCTGGCCGTGCGGCGCTCGCGGTCATCGTCCAGGCGCGTAAAGATCTGGGCATGGAGGCGGAGGCTGCGGCAGCGGACACCACCCCCGACGACGAGGTGAGCGCGGTGCTCGAAGTCGTCGGCGGCGCGGTGGACGTGAACGCGGACCTGATCCGGGACGTCATCAACGCCCTCGACGCGCACCGTGCTCGTGGGGCCGAGGGTGGTGCAGCGTGAACGTCTACGGATGGGCCGCGGTCGCAGTCGTTGCTTCGGTGATCGGCTGCGTCATCGTGACTGTCATTGCGTGGAGGTGGACTCGATGAGCACTGAGGTCCCCACCACCCGCGACATCATCGCCACCGGCTTGCATCAGCTATGCGTGGACCGGTGGAACCAGTTCGACGGTGCATCCACCCGCCACGGCGTCGAGGTTCACCACACGACTGCGGACGCTGCGGTGGCTGCTCTGGCTGCTGCCGGGAAGACCATCGTCGACACCTCCCACCCGCTCGAAGACCTCCGCGACGACGAAGGCAACTACCTCGGCAAGCAGGGCACCACCCACGAGCACCGAACCGTGGGCGACTACCGCGCCTGGTGCTACGACGCGCACGAGTGGTGCTACCCATCCGATGCGTGTCACCTGTGCAAGGAGATGAGCGAACCGTGAGCTACCCGAAGGCACTCATGGACGCTCTCGAAGCGCGCTGCGACGGCATGTGCGAACGGTGCGAGACGAAGCCTGCGGGCAACGTCCATCACCGCCTGCTGAAGTCCCGTGGGGGTAAGGACACCCCGGAGAACTGCGTCGCAGTCTGCGGGACGGGGACGACGGGCTGCCACGGATGGATCCACGGGCACCCCGCGGAAGCTACCGCGACGGGCTGGATGGTGCCGTCGTGGCTGGATCCCGCGATGGTCCCTGCGATCCCCCTCAGTGGGCAGCGGTGACTGGGTGGCTGGCGCTGCCGTGCATGTGCTGCGGCAGGCAGAAACGCGTGTGGCCGGGGGTGTGCGTCATCGTGTCGCCCCCGGTCGGGTACGCGGCTGCTGTGGCGGCTGGGGACTGGCTGCTGTGGAACTGTGGGGAGTGCGGGCCGCAGAAGTGGTTCGTCAGGTCAGCGTCGATCGGGATGCGGCTGCGGCTGTACCAGATGGTGACGAACCGGCTGAGGTTGCGGGCACGCCCGGACGTCGAGGGGCCGATGTCGATGGATGACTTGATCGACTGGGTCCGTGACCTGGATCGGGTGGAGTGACGGGCTCAGGTTGGGGCGTGTGTGTGCCGATGGTGTGGGCATGATGCATCCGAATGAGGTCCGTCGCCTGCTCGCGCCGTTCAACCTGCCGGGTGGCGCGTTGATCAACGCTGAGGCGTTGGTGTTGGACTACGGGTACCCGTTGGAGTCTGCGGCGGCGCGTGCACTGGACTGGCATGAGCACAGCCTGCGGATCGAAGCATTGGGTGTTGCACGCGCGTACAACGTGTGAGAGGATCAGGACATGAACCAGCTCCTCACCATTACCGCTGCGAAAGACGCACTCCGCGGCATCAACCCGGACACCCACTGGGCCGCCTACTGCACCGCACTGAGCAACCTGAACCGCGCTCAGGCGGCAGCCGCGGGGGTCAAGCTGTGAACGTCCCCTTCACCTCCACCCGCGACCCCCACCACGACCACGCCCACGAGGAAGCGTCCGCGCAGGACGCTGACCGTCAGTCACGGTCCGGCTGGTCCCGCCCCCGCCCCATCCAGTCCACCCCCGACGTCTGGACCCGCTGATGTCGACGTCCAACACTTGCTGGCACGGCATCCATCTCACCTGCAACGGCGTGTACGACACGTACAGCAATGTCCGTTGCACCTGCATCTGCCACACGACCGCCATGTACCGACCGACCTCGGAGGACACGATGACCGACTTCACCCCCACCCACCGCATCACCAACAACGACGGCACTCACAGCTTCCCGACCGGCACCCTCGTGGTGGCTACTGGCGACACGGGGCAGTACAGCGGAAACCCCGGGTACCGCGACGGGACGGGTCACAAGCAGTACGTCGACGATGACGCGGTGGAACTGATCGCACCGGAGTACGAGGAAGGCAAGCTCTACACCGTTGCCCGCACCATGATCTATGACGCTGGGGACGGCGTGTTCCGCCCCTACCGCGGTTCGGGCTACTCCGTGGGGCAGACGTCCTTGCGGGATGACCCGTCCGCGACGGTCGAACGGGTCCCCAACCCACTGCCCACCGCGTTCGGCGCGATCGTCTCGAAGGACGGCACGCTGTACTGCCGCGTTGACGACGACGAGACGCCCTGGCGCGCGCAGTCCATCGGAGACTCGTACGGCGGGTGGGCGAGCGACGACGACGTCAAGGGCGCGGACGTCCTGTACGAGGGTCTGACCTCGTGACTGACTGGGAACCGTTTCAGCGCGTCACCGCCACGGACACGAACCCCTGCAGAATGCAAGTACGCAGCACAGCTCCACGAAGTCAACGGGACCGTCCCGCTGACTCCCACCACCACCAGGAAGTAGGCACACCATGATCCGCAAGGCACTCACCGCACTGACCGCAGCCGCTGTCATCGCCGTCCCGTCCATCGCTGCCGCGGAGTCCGCGACCGCCGCTACCGGGACGTGCCTCGCGACGACCCTGTCCGGCAGTGAGCTGGACATGTGCCGCACCGCCGTCCAGTTCTCCACCGTCTCGTTCGTCCCCCTGAACGGGCGCGGCGTCGTCAACCTGGGCCGGGAGTGGTGCGTCAACAAGGGCCGCTACGGCGTCGCCACGGCGAACACGCTGATGGAGCGGAAGGTCGGCCACGCGAAGATGATCGGCATCTTCACGGGCGCTGAGGGGTCGTTCTGCTGATGGACCGTCGACCGGGGGAAACCCTCGACCAGTACCGACTGCGGCACGCGCGGCAGCGTGAGCGCGCCACGAAAGCGACCGGTGCCGCGTTCGTCGCGTTCTGGCTGCTTCTGTTCGCCCTGTCCCTGGGGATCCTGGGCGTGTTCGTGTGGGCCGTGATTCGGGTCGTCCTGCACTTCACCTGACCCACAGACACCACGACCGCCCCGTGTCATCTGGACGCACCGGGGCGGTCGTGGCATGTCTGATCATCCCATCCTGTAAGGTGTTGCACATGAGTGAAACGGCACCCGCGGTCATCGACCCCGTCCGGCAGCGACGCAAGCTGCGACCCGGTGAGCAGAAGGACCAGATCCTCGCGCTCCGGTCCACGCTCGCGCAGAAGAACCTGATCCAGGAACTCGCGGACCGTCGTGAAGTGACGTTCGCGGACATGACTCGGATGCTGCTGCGTCTGGGCCTCGAAGCCTACGAAGGGGGCAAGCGGTGAACGGCATCCGCGAGAAGCGCGCAGTGAAGGTCCCCCTGTCCCGCCGCTGGCACCTCACCAGCGGCGGATCCCGCACCCTGTGTGGCCTCACCGCGGTCAGCGCCGACAAGCGGGCACTGGCACACACTGTCCAGGAAGCTGCCCGCTGCGCAGCCTGCAGCGGGGGCGACTGGAACGACCCGGAGGTGACCCGTGCCTGACCCCCGCTACGCACCCGCCTACGAGGTCCGGCGGTGGGCGTTGGAGACCGGACGCACCGACGTCCGCCCCGGAAACGGCAGACTCGCCCACGCCGTCATCGTCGACTTCAACGAGGCGCACCCCCTGCGACCCCACATCGACGGACTGCCCCGCGGGGAAGCTGACGAGGTTCGACGCCTCCGACGCGTCGCTGCTGGTGAGCCTGAGCCGGTCCGGTACGTCCCGTGAACCCGGATGTGTGGATCACCGTCGTGATGGTCTGCGTCATGCTGGGACTCTGCGTCGCCCGGTACCGCGAGGAACGCCGTCAGGACGAACGGGACGCCGCTGAGACTGCAGACGACAGGGAGACGTACCGCCGTGCCAGAGAAACCGACAGCCGCTGACGTCCGCCCCCAGGTCTACTCCCGCGGCTGCTTCTACGGCAGGCACCACGACTGCGACGACCCGTTCTGCGACTGCCCCTGCCACCAGCCAGGAGATCGACTGTGACGGACATGGCGTGGGTCGAAGCTGCAGCGTCCGCCGACTGGGGACGCGCCGCTGACCGCCACCGCTGGAAGACACCCGGCGAGCTTGCCGCCGCGGTGATGCCGGGGACAGTGCAGACACCAGCCCTCGACGTCATCGACGAAGCCCTGGTAGACGTCGAGGCAGGCAGGTGCGCGCGGCTGATCATCAGCATGCCCCCGCAGGAGGGGAAGTCGACGCGCGTCACCACAGCCGGACCGCTGTGGTTCCTGACCCGCAACCCTGACCGGCGCATCGCGCTCGTCTCCTACGCGCAGGACCTCGCGGACGACTTCTCCCGCACCATCCGGAACTTGATCAGCAACTACGACGGGGAAGACGGCACGATCGACCTGGGCTTGCGGATCGCGCAGGACAACGGCGCAGCACGCCGCTGGAAGCTGGCGGACGCGCAGGGTGGTGTCCGGGCGGTCGGTGTCGGTGCTGGCCTCACCGGTCGCCCTGTGGATGCCCTGTTCATCGACGACCCGATCAGCAACATGGAGCAGGCGCAGTCGTCCACGTACCGGGAGAAGGTGTGGCGGTGGTGGCAATCGGTCGGTGTGACCCGCCTCGCCCCCGGTGCCCCCGTCGTTCTGGTCCTCACCCGCTGGCATGAGGACGACCTGGCGGGACGGCTGCTGCGTGAAGCTGCCGGGAACCCGCTGCTGCCGCAATGGCGTGTCGTGTCCATCCCCGCCGTCGCCGACTCCCCCGACGACGTCCTAGGCCGGGAAGTGGGCGAGCCGATGCGCTCCGCCCGTGACTTCCTGAACGCCGCGGGGAAGTGGGTCCGCCGCGACTTCAAGGCGATCCGGCAGCAGGTCGGGGAGTACGTCTGGTCCGCCCTGTACCAGCAGCGCCCGACACCCGGTGAGGGTGGCCTGTTCAAGCGCGCCCAGTTGGGCCGCTGGTCGTGGGCACCGGACGATGAACACGGGCAGCGGCGGTTCACGATCGGCCCGAACCTGTACGTCCTCGCGGACTGTGACCGGTTCCTGACGGTCGACCTGGCGGCGTCCACGAAGACGTCCGCGGACTACACCGCGGTCGGTGTGTGGGCTGTCACGACGGACGGTCAGCTCGTCCTGCTGGATGGGCTGCTGGACAGGGTGGACCCGACCCGCCACTTCGACCTGGCGAATGGGCTGCGTGAGAAGTGGGGTGCCGCGACGATCTACGTGGAGCAGGCGTGGATGACGTCGACCATGTCCTACGACGCGGGCCGTGCTGGGGTGCCGCTGCAGCCGCTGGATCCGGACAAGGACAAGTACACGCGCGCGATCCCTGCGTCTGCGTTGACGGGTCGTGAGGGTGTGCCGGGGCGGTTGTGGTTCCCGCCTGAGACGCATGGTGAGTGGGTGTCGTTGTGGCTGGATCAGTTGGTGGAGTTCCCGAACGGTGCCCACGATGACGCGGTTGACGTGACGGCGTACGCGGCGCGTGTGATGTCGACGCGGTGGGTGGATCAGGTGCGGGTGGAGGCGATGACGCGGGTGGATGAGGCGTTGCCCGCGGAGGATGGGTGGACGGCGTATGACCAGGTTCAGTGGTAGGTGTTGCACGCACGTATAACGTCG